AGAAGGTACTTAATACTACCTCTCCAATATGCAAAAGCGCGGGTTACATTATACAGCCAATCTGTTGTTGCTAGGGGGCCTAGGGTTATGGTAGTATTACCAAAGGTCTGAGAAAACAGGGGAGTAGCTAGTGTCTGATATGTGGGGGATACATTAGACAAAGTGACTGCATTATGTAGCATGGGGCGTTGAGCGAGGCTCGAAACGCCCATGTGGGAGCTTTGCATACCGTAGAATTCAGTATTTTGGACAACTTGTGCGTTTGGGTACATTGATAGTTCTACTGCATACTCGAGGCCTTGAGTAGTAGCAGTCTGTCCGCCGAACAAATTAATGTTCTGGTTAAGCGCTGACTGGTCAGTGGGTTTAGCTAAGTCAGGGGCGAGACTTTTCAGTACGCCGACGGCTGTAGAATAAATTCCACCAACTACAGGTACTTCCTTAATGAGCGCAGAGACGGAAGAAACTATCGATGAAGAGTCAACGCCAGAGGAGTGCTTCTTGGCGGCTTCTTTGTTGTGATGTGTGGACATATGGGCTTCGGCGGTAAAACGCTTAAGGGGCTGTGGAGTAATACCGGAAACTGGAGACATTTGTTTCATGTTAACGAAGCGAAAATATATCATCACGGGGACGGAGGAGGGCATGTTGGCTTGTGTAGGAATAAGTGTGTTGAGAGTGCTAATCATCAAAGTGCCTATGGAGGAGTCAGGGCCTATGTATGGGTCTTCGGTAAGATCCATCCATGGGCGTGGGCATAGGTACGGAATGGTGAATTTACATTCATCTTGCTTAGAGGCACAGAGGACGTAAGCGTTAAGTCCTGACATTGTAGTTGTGGATGGGTTGCTACTAACACCACCAGGCATGTGGGCTATGAGAAGGGAACCTTGATGGAATGGGGTGGTCTCCATTTTGATACGAATCTCAATGTCTGTGCGATAGTAGCGATACATTTGCAAGAGCTGCATAAGCATCGGCCACGTGGAGGTGTTGAGAATGATATACTGGGGAAAGTTGTAGAACTTATTGATTGGAGTGATTCCCCAATTCCATGTATCCATCTGGTACTCACGCATGAGCATGTCTTGGACGACATCGGCGTAAGGATTGGATATGGGACGGGGGATATTGGTTGGAATGACAACTTCAAGTTGAGGGGCGACATCTTGAAATTGTGTGAGTTGGGACTGCCGAATGTCAGTCGGGGTCGATTCGGTACCTACAGGCGTGCCTGAGGTAGTTGATGAGGAGGATGTGGTGTCTTGTGATCAATTTGCATTCCAGAGGGCGATCAGACCCTAAGGATAATGGGTGAAAAGTGTTTATTCAGTTCATACTGGGTTCGGGGCTTTCTTTTCGCTAAAGCTGACCGCTGTAGGTATGAGTGAGGGCATTTCAGTGCTAGTGAAGTAGCCGTGGGGGATTCGTTTTAGAAGAGAATTAACGCTTCGATGTAGTTGAGATCCAGTAACTTCATCTAACCTGGGTATTTTTGCGCTATTACATGCGGAATGAATTTGTCTTTATTGGGAGACAGTACGGGTGAGTAGTGCCATTCTTTCTTCGTAGGATTGTGGATACAGAAAAGTGGGGCCGAATTCTGCAAGGAATCCGTTGAGGATAGAAAGGTGCTTCTCAAATTGCTCTTTGGGATGCAAGGCCCATTCGTGGAGGGCGTTGTGGCAATTCTGTTTAAACTGTTCGTTATAGGACATTCCATTCTTGGGTTTCATAATCCATTGGGGCATGGATTCGAGAGTGATAGGGTCGAGAGGAGCGAGGGCTACTCCGGATGTTAGTTTGAAAGGGCGTTTGAAGAAAACTGTAGAGTCTGGTTCGTCAAACGGAAGAGTTACTTCGCCTTTGGTGCTGGAGGTGTGAGTGTGGTTAAAAATTTCTTTGGCTAGTTTGGATACTACTAAGCCGTTAAAGATATCTTTTGAAGAGTTGTCTGTGGACAAGACTGAATCATCACCTCCAACCTTCATGGCGTTGTGCTCGTCAAACGGTTCATTGGAGACTTGTTTCCAGATTCGACGATGTTTCACTGAATTAGCCATGCTATTAAAGATCGTAGTTACATACGCTCCTGAAGGCATGTTAATTCGGATTATGATAAGGGTTCGAATGACGTAACGGCCGTACAAAGTGCTGTAGGTGACCGTTGTGAAACAGTTATACTCAAAAGAGTGTAAAGGGATGCGGAGAAAATGGTGGATGGCGTAGAGAAAGCCGGGACAAAACTTTTGGACGAAAAAGTTAATATCCCAACCGTCTATGTCGTGGGACCAAAAATTATTGCCGAATGAGGAAAGTATGGAAAACATACGGGTCCAGTCAGAAGAATAGGGATTTGCTGTAACGCAGATGTCGTGGTCGACACCCTTTTCTATAGTGGAGATGACTAGACCCATTACCATCCGGCAAAAGATGAGGTGGTGAATGGAGCCCATGGCAAAGCCTCGGGTGTAACCTTTAGCTACTCTTTCAAGTGGGCGGAGTTCGTCTTTAAGACAATAGAGAAAGTAGGCAGGGGTTACAAGGCCGAGTTTGGCATGGTAAAATGTCATGTAGATTGCGGTCTGCAGGTCCGGATGGACCCACAGGCCGGGAGTGGTTTGATCTACAAACATATCAGGTGAGGGGTAAGTCCCGAGGACGAAGGGACTTACATTAGTATGGGATGAGTCTCGAATAATGAGATCACCTCGAGTATAATGGTATTGTGCGAATGGATGGCCAGCACAAGTATCAAGGGCTATTCCATGGAAATTTCCGAGGTGGGGTATTCCATTGATAGCTTCTTCGAGGGTGAGGATTCGGTATTCGAAGCCGTCAAAGTATTTGGTAAAGATTCCTTTCCAGAGGTCAGGGGAACAGAGATCTAAGCCAAAATACATTCGGCGGCCTTTTTCCTTGCGGAAAGAGAGTGAGAGTGGGTCAATGTCGCTCCCGCCTTGCTTACGAAGCATGGCGGGTGCAGTTAGCCTTTCATATGGTGGGTCTATGAAGGCTTTCTTGCGACGTTGACCAGTTTGAACGGGTGTGGGGATGAGCTTAGTCTTTTGGGGCCAATTTCCCCCTTTGTCGATTGTTGCGAAGACGGGCATGCCTTCGAAATAACCAGCGGTGGGTTTTTCGACAATGGGAGTAATAGGAACCTTAAGAGCTTCAGCGAATTCAATAGGACAGTGGGCTATGCCGTGGATTGGAGATGTTTTGCGAACTTCTTCAATCTTTTGGCGCATGAGTTCTATGTCTTCGGTGTAGATAGGCGCAACCATGGAGGATTTTTCAGATCCTCCAGTGTTGATTCCTAGGAGTTTTCGCTCGATGGCTGAATTAGTGGTTATAACGGGGAGTGAACATTGGCCTGCGGTGGACGGGAGGCCGTTCGCTATATATACTTCAGTGTAATCGAGAATTTTAACTCCTTGGAGTGTGCTATCTATAGCTGTGTTGACGTGGTGGTGAATGACGCCTTCGGATGTTACTCCAAAGACGCCGTCGACTAGATCTGAATCTATGAGTGATATTCTGGCAGTTCCGGAAACGCCGTTAAGGGATGCGGCTTCTTTACGGGTACGGAGGTGCTTAGTGAGGGAACGATAAGGTTGAACGCCAGGAATATACAAAAAGGAAAGATCTCGGTCGGTGGTGTTGTGAATGAAAAAATGTTCATTTGAAGCAACGGTAACTATGTGTTCGAAGGGACGGAACACGGTACCGCTAATTTCAATTGTGCGTAGAGGACCCATGAGCTGAAAGTGACGGGGAATAGCCCAGATGGATCCTTCTATGCAGAACATAAAGCCTATAAAACTAAATCCACTTACAAAGTTGAATTTAGCGACTGTTGAGTTGTAGGCGAGTATTGAGGTGAGATCGGAGAGTGCTTGAAATCCGTGAGCTTCTGCTGTAAGTGGGGGGTCGGGAACAGGGTCGGCAGAGTGGCGGATCATTGGTTTACCTTTTGCGAATAATTTCTGGGCTTGCTTCTGAAATTTATCATCGGAGTGTGCGGGAGAGGTCATTTTGGCGGCTTTCTTGGTTAAACCAAGCATGCGTGCGGCGAAATTGACTATGAAGGAGATAATTGAAAAAAGAAGCCAGGTTATTGCAGAGTAAATTGTGATAGTGGCGATAATGGTGGCAAAAAGTGAAGTGACGAGGCCAAGTCGAGCGGCTACGCGAGTGGCTATGACTGGGGCTATTGTAGGTTGTGGGGGGGATTCGTGAAACCAATAATCCCAGTCGGTGCGTATGGGGACGTGAACATTGGCGAGATCCTGACGAAGATCTCGGAAATCATCAATAAGGTGGAACGGAATGTAGCGTTTTTCGAGAACGCTACGGACGAGTGGGGTGTACGTGGTTTTAGCCATAATGTCACTAATAAGTGTAGGCGGATAATCGGCAAGATGAGTAACGTAGTGAAGGCGAAGCTGATTATAAGGATTTCCATCCTGTAGAATCGATACTTCGGTAAGTGAGGCTTGTCGGGTCATGAGTGCTAAGACCGGATGGATGTTGACTGAATTTCCTAAGAAATTCCAAGTGGGAACACCGTAATAAAAGTTATGTGAGGCGTTAGATCGAGTAATCTTTTCGAAAGCGAAAAAATACTGGGTGTAAGTGGGGAGCAATGGAATGTTGAGGACAGATTTGATTGCTTGTTTCCAAGTTGCGGTACAATCGGGTACATTTTCGGGATCAGGACGTGGAGTGAATTTAAAAACCCAATCTGTATTAGTCGGAACATTGTCGATTTGGTGTTTTACTCGATACTCCATAAAAGTATCGGGTACGATGAGTGGATGAAATGGATCAACAACTGTTTTAATAAGACTGAGTGAGGGAACAGGGGCGAGTGCTTCAGAAGTAATTATGTATGGAATAGGCATGGTATATTCAGCTATAGTACGACCGATCTTGGCGGCGGTGGTGACGGTACTTTTAGCTATTGTCTTCATACGTTCGAACATATGTGCTTCTGCGGTAATTTTTGAGGGGGGAAGGGGAGAGAGGTCTGTGAATCGATCTTCATCACTATCTTGTTCATCTTGATTACGATCGACGTCTGAACCTTCGTCGGAATCTTCGTAAGAAAATCCAACGCCGATTGCTGAAGTGGTTGTTGTTGTGGTTGTTCCTAATTGAGTGGTTTCAATTAGGCTATAAGGTGGCGGTGGGTGTAAAGGAAATGTAGAGAGTGTGGTAGTTAATACTTCCCGAAGAATTTCTTCTTTGGGTTTCTTAGGTAGAACAGGGGGAGGTGTGTCTAAACGAATAGATGATTGAAGTGAGGACGGGTAAACTTGAGACTTAGGTGTGGAGGCATAACGGTAATTGGAAGGAGGAATGTTGTCATCGAATGAATATTCGATTGGAAGTGCTTTTCTTTTCATAGTGTCATGGTAAAACATGTAGCGCTGGGCTACATCTTTAATTAAGTGAAGCCATCCGGATACTCCATCGTAAACGGAAGGAGCAGAAAA